CGTATGTGAACTGGCCGGGTTTATATTGCACAAATTTACCGGAGCAATAATCTATATCGTGATAATCCGTTCGTAGTATTAATTTAGCGTCGAACCCAAATTCGGCGAAGGTGTTGACATATGGAGCATTTACTGGTAGTTGTACGAGATTGTCGTCGCCATCGCAGATAAAATTGCAATTGCCGATTTGGTTCTTTATCTCGAAGTATCTACAAGCTACCCAGGTCAGTAGAGTATTAAAAAGACCTGTGTCCATATCACCAGAGCCTCTGCATGCGAAGAATTCAAATGTGATGTCGTTTAAAGTTCTTCCATGTTTCCTCATCTTACTTTTGAATATATTTTCAAGGGTGGGATAAAATGGGGTTGAGAGTCTCCTCCAAAGCCCTAGCTCCACAAGTTGGAGAAGAGCGAGTCTTTGGGTGGCTTCGTATTTAGAAAAGTCGCATTCAAGTGTCCAAGCACCATAGATCTTATTGAAAAACTGTTCACCACGAGCAAGAAAATTCCTACCTTTTGAGATTTCAGGTAAGTTAGTCATAGCATGTTCGAGTTGGGTTGTGAACAATCCATAAATGAGGTTAAATCTGGGGTCTCTGCCCATGATCATTCTGGGGGGTTTTATCTCATTATAGATTTCGTTTTTTATGAATGCGCCAATTTTTGAGTGTTTGTTTAAATCGAAGCCGTTTTTCATGACTTTGGTTGCTGCGTCATTATACCTTTTGCGCAGGTTTCCTTTCTTTTCGGACATAAATTCCCTGAGGGTGCAGGGTCCGTTGAAGTGCGGTTTTAATTTGTCGGATAATTCATCTAGTATCTTTCCAATCAATATTTCATCAGCTGTAAATGAGTTGGTGGTCTGTTTTAAATAACGGTTGGATAGACCAACCACGTCGTTGTGGTGACAATTTCTCATTATATGGGTTTCGATGATATCGGTGGATGGATTTTTGTAAAGGACTTCATATTTATTGGCAACACATAGCTTTGTGGTGTAATCAGCTCCAAGTTTTGCATATTTCCATGCAGCACTTGGTTCGAGTGGTGTGTTGTGTTGACAAATACTTTCGATGAATAGGTCATGGCTACGAACATTGTTGTTTGTTGGACGGGAGGGGTTTATTGAAAATGGTGATGGTTGCCTCTGGCAAATGGTGTGTGCTTTTCTAACCGTCTGTTGATGCGAACCAATCTCCTGCGACGATCTATTTCTTGTTCTTCTAAAGCAAGTAAGAATCCGTTTGCTTTTTCATCAGTCGCTTTCTGTACTGTGGCATAGTTGATGTTAACCCGCTCAGCGCTAAGTTTTGAGAATGGGATCTTGCGCACGTCTTGCCAGTACTTGCAAGACAATTTATGCATATGATCTAATGTCATTTGCCTGTTGTCGTACTTTGGGAATTTCTGCATTCGAAGGAATGAATACAGATTTTTGTCGATGTAATTTGGGTCAACTGTTAATTTATCCATATAGGATTGTTGTTTTCTAGCTGTTAGTCGACCAATTTCCAAGTTGGCATGAGACTTCAATTTAAATTTAGAGTTTGATTTGTCAAAGAAGAGTCTGTTGTACCAAGTTGGTTTTCTAATGATTACACCAGAATTCAGATCAGTGGATGCAATACTGTCTGTTGTTGTTGAGTTGGAAGATGTGGAAGGACGTCTTTCGTCCTTTTCGTTAACGATGGAACGGGTTGTTACACCAGTAATGCTTCCTGCATTGATTGGTGTTGAAATGGGTTCACTGCCCATAGGTGCGTCTGAAGTATTAATTGAATTAATGATTTCAGCGC